AGAGAACAGATTGACACTGAGGAAAAGCCCTCGGGGTTTATCGAGGTAAGCTATACTGTTGACCCTGAAGACATGGACGCCGCGAGTTTTTGTCTCGGTGCTGCGGCGGTTGGGCTTAACATTGGCGCAAACATTTCCAATGAGGCGGTAATGCACGCTGCCTTATGCGTCGCCGCGCAAGCTGCACTCACGGCGGGTTATTCTGCCGACCAGTTTAGGAGCATTTGTTCGACAATCGATTTCTTGGGAACACCCCCCAAGGATGTCTGTTAGGGGGCGGGTGATGCGTCTCATCGTCAATCATCGAGGTGGTTACGACGAGGGCGCATCTGGATCGACGTTTAATCGCGGGCAGAATTATGAGCATGAGTGGGCGGGTCGCTGGGGTGATTATTACCTCATGCAGAAACACCCGCGTTCTTGGCGTTTCAGGAAAATATTAAGGAAGTTGTCATGGAAGGTTTTGACGTAGCGGGGCTGTTAAATGCGGGCTATGCCGCGCCAAGCATGGCTCCGATGGCGACGCCATCAATGACAACCTCCATGCCGTCTGGCTTGTTGTCGTCGGGCGAGGCTGTCACGGCCCCGACAAGCACTAGAGGAATGTACAACCTACTCGGTGATGTGCCTTTTAGCGTGTCGCCGGGTGGCGAAGTTTACACTCCACCGCCAGTTCCAGAGATGCCCAAGTTTCCCAATTTCTTTTTTGATCCTTTCGGCACACCAAATTACGGGTTCTTCGGAAACTTTTTTAACAGCAACCCTTTGATTGATTACTACCGATCTCAGGGCGCGTATGACGACGATATCCCTGAAAATGTCACAGATGCAATGATGTTCGGAAGTGGTTACTAATGGCTATCACATATCGCGGTGAGCGTTTCTCAGGATACAACAAACCGAAAAGAACCCCCGGCAAGAACAAGAAGTTCGCCGTCCTCGCTAAAGAGGGAAGCAACGTAAAGCTGGTGCGCTTCGGTGATCCAAACATGCGGATAAAGAAGTCGAACCCAGAGCGACGCAAATCGTTCCGAGCGCGACACAAATGCGACGAGAAAAAATCGAAACTCACGGCTGGCTATTGGTCGTGCAAAAATTGGTAGGAGAACCCCATGCCCGGTAAGCATAACAAAATGGCGAAGGCTGTCAGAACACCCAAATATCGCAAGCGCGTCGTCAAGGGCAAAAAGGGCAAAGGCTCCTATAGCCGCAAGGGGAAAAAGTAATGGCAAAAGGTGTTGCACACTATTTTCGTGATGGCACTCGTCACCGGGGCGGCAGTCACAAGATGCCGAATGGTGAACTCCACAGCGGGGCGCGGCATACGTCGAGCAGCAAGAAGCTGTTTCACTTTTCACAATTATCCGACACAGCCAAGAAGAGGGCGAGGAAAAGGAAATGATGCAAGGAATGTATGTTCGCAAGGTCTACATGAAGCCTCGCGGCAAGGCGGCGATGAAAGACGCAATGGTCGAGGACAAGCCGAAGCGCAAAAACCGCAAAAGCTACAAAAAGAAAGCCGCCAACCAGAAGGTCGGCAAGTTTAGTTCGGAAGCGTAATGTCCCGCGCTGTTCCAACGGACAAGGCCAAGTATGCCCGCGCCACAGCCAAGGTGAAACGCCGGGTCAAGAAGTGGCCTTCAGCTTACGCATCAGGTCAGGTCGTCCAAGAATATAAGCGCATGGGCGGTGGTTATAGGACGGTCAAAAATGGCAGCAAAAAGCAAACCAAGAAAAGGTCTGGTTAAGTGGTTCCGCGAGGACTGGCGAGACATTTCTACGAAAGACAAGTCGGGTAAACACCCGAAGTGTGGTCGATCGGCAGGCTCTAAGCGGGGCTACCCCAAATGCGTCCCCGCCTCCAAAGCAGCTTCAATGAGCGCAGTGCAAAAGAAGCGCGCAGTAGCCCGCAAGAAGGCGACAAAGCCTGCCCGTGGCAAGAAGCCCACATACGCAAGGACATGATGATGAACGGCATTAGGGGGCTACTGGATCGTGAAGAGGGGCATGTTTACGGTACGTTGTTGCCCATAGTAAGGACGCCAGAGGGTAATCGGGAGTTTGCTGTCCCCGGCTTGTTGCGTGACGCCTACACCGCTGCGATTGACGCAATTACGTTGCCGGGAGATGTTTACGCTGGTCGCCGCGACCCTACCGTTGAGAACGCAATTAATTTTGCTCTGACTTTTATGGGTGCAGGGCAGGCTATCCCAGCACCCAAAGGCTCCCTGCGGATGTTTGCAGGGCGCAATGCGAAGACTGCCGATTTGGACGCGCTTAAAAAGGCGCAAAAGATGGCTGACAAGGATACGTCTGCCGCAGACATATTGTCTGAAACTGGTTGGTTCAAAGGCGCAGACGGCAAGTGGCGTTTTGAGATTGATGATAGCGCAGCGCGGGTGCGCGGCGTTAGTGAGCCAAAGTTGTCTCGCGGCGGAATGTATACAAGTGAAGATGTTTTAGAGCATCCCGCGCTCTACGAAGCATATCCTGAGTTGGCTCGTATTCAGACAGGCCCCACAGTTCCGCAAAATGCTGTAGGCGTTTTTGATAAATCAGAAAATTACATAGGAAACAGGCGTAACAGAGTGACAGACCCCGATGCTTTTGGCTCCACACAGCTTCATGAGTTGCAACACGCAATTCAAGCGAAAGAGGGGTTCGCGCCCGGAGCGATGCCAGAGATGTTCAAAAGCCCGCAAACAAATCCACTTAAAAGCGATGCTATGTTTGAAAAAGCGCGTCTAAAAAAAGCGGTAGAGTTTTATAAAGAAGAAATAGAAGCGGCAGAAGCGGCAAACGCTGGCGCAGATATTTTAAGGGAACTTGACACCAAATTGATGGTTGCCAAGGAAGACCTCAAAATTGCTGAAAAATACATGGACGAGTTTGAATATTATTTGAGAGAGGCGGGCGAGGTTGAAGCTAGAAATGTTCAGAACAGAAGAAAGCTGACTGCACAAGAACGGCGCAAATATAGCCCATTTGTAACTCAAGATTTTGACTACGGGGAGCAGTTGCTTGTCGGCCCGACGGGACGCATCACCTACGGAGAAAATTTCGTAAAGGGCTTGCTCTTTTAGAAGGACATAAATTATGGCGATTTCAGAACTCGATTTTCGTTCTATCATTTCGGACGAAATCCAGAGCGCCCTAAATTACTACGACACTGAGTTTAGCCAAGAGCGCATTGACGCGATGGGCTATTATCTCGGTGAGCCTTTTGGTAATGAAGTAGAGGGTCGCAGTCAGGTAGTCGCCACAGAAGTCAGCGATGTCATTGAGTACATTATGCCGTCGCTTACAAAAATATTCGCACAATCTGGTCAGTATGCTCGTTTCGTCGGGCGTCAGCCAGAGGATGTTCAGGCGGCAGAACAAGCCACCGAACTCGTCAACTTTGTTGTCAACAACGACAATAACGGTTTTCGTGTCGTCCATGACTTTATGAAAGATGCCCTCTTATTTAAGCTGGGCGCGGTAAAATTCTATTGGGACGAAACCGAACGGACGGAAGAAGAAGAATATGAGGGTCTAACCGAAGACGAGTTGGCTTTGCTTGTTGCCGACCCCAACATCGAGGTCGTGGAGCAGGAAGCAGTTGAGATGGGCATGACCGCCCCTGACGGCTCCGAAATCCCGATGTCGGTGACATTTAACGTCAAGGTCAAAAAGACCGAGATGAATGGCAAGGTCAAGTTGCTCAACATCCCGCCAGAGGAGTTGATCTATAACCGCCGCGCCACTTCACTCGAAGACTGCTCGTTCATTGCCCACCGTTCACAAGTCACTGTTAGCGACTTGGTGGCAATGGGCTATGAGCGTGAAATGGTCGAGCAATATGCTGGCTATAACGACCTCGACAATGACCAAGAGCGTCAACGCCGTTTCGAGGATTTAGAAGACGGCCCCGAAGTTGATAGCAGTGACCCGTCTATGCGCGAGGTCTTGGTCACAGAAGGATACATTTACGCTGACTATGACGATGACGGCATCGCTGAGTTGCGCCGCTTTGTGGCCTTGGGCGATGGTGCTGAAATCGTGGAGAACGAGCCTTGGGATGTAATCCCGTTTGCACTGCTTTCACCCGTCTTGATGCCGCATCGGATGGTCGGGCGTTCTGTGGCTGAAATGGTCATGGACTTGCAACTAATCAAGTCCACCATTTTGCGGCAAATGCTGGACAACCTTTACCTGTCCAACAACAGCCGCGTAGTGGCGGTTGAGGGTCAGGTCAATCTTGATGACCTTTTGACCTCCCGTCCGGGTGGCATTGTTCGCTCCCGCGCTCCGGGCATGGTGCAACCCCTTGCAGTTCCGCAAATCGGGGCGCAGGCATTTCAGATGCTTGGCTACATCGACGAAGTGCGTGACCAGCGCACAGGGTTTAGCAAAGCCTCAATGGGTCTTGACCCAAGCACGTTGCAGTCCACAACAGCCGCAGCAGTGAACGCCACTATTCAGGGCGCACAAGCCAAGATTGAAATGATTGCGCGGGTCTTTGCCGAAACAGGCATGAAAGACTTGGCAAAGGGTGTTTTGCATCTGTGCCAAAAGCACATGAACAAAGAGCGCACTATTCGCATCCGCAATGAGTATGTCGCCCTCGATCCCCGCGCTTGGGACAATGAGTTTGACATTGAAGTGACCGTTGGCCTCGGTACTGGCAACGAAGACCAGAAGACCGCGATGATGCTTCAAGTCTCTGCCAAGCAACAAGAGATTTTGCAGCAGCTTGGCATGAACAATCCGATTGTCAGCATCACTCAATATGTGAACACGTTGAAGAAGATTGCAGAGACAGCAGGCTTCCGGGACACAGACCAGTTCTTCAACTCTGGCCCCGAAGTCGAGCAGGCTTTGGCTATGCAGGCCGCCGAAGGTCAGCAGGGGCCGAACCCCGTCGAGATGGATTTTCAGGTTGAGCAACAAAAACTGCAAAACCAGTTGGCTCTACAGCGTGAGAAGATTGCCGCTGAACTTGAGTTCGAGCGCGAGAAGTTTGCAGCAGAGATGCAACTTCGTCAGCAAGAACTTGCCGCCGAGTTGGAACTGCGTCGTCAGAAGTTGGCGGCAGATGTTCAACTCGACGTTCAGTCTTCCATTAGCGACAACTTACCGAGGGTTTAATGAGCGACGGAAAACTCAACACAGAACTTGGTCGCGCAGCAGAAGCGCAGGCAGTATTGAACAACGCCATCTTTCAAGAAGCGTTTGAAATACTCCGATCCTCTTATACGGATGCTTGGCTTAACTCCCCAGCCCGTGATGAGCAGGGTCGTGAAAAGATTTACCAGTTTATGACGGCTCTCAAAGCAGTCGAAGACCATCTGGTAAGTGTCGTCCAGACGGGCGAATTGGCAAAGACGCAGCTTGAGGATTTACGAACTCGTAAGCGTCTAATCTAACCTTCTTAGGAGAAAGTAATGAGCGAAAGCAGTATCCCTGACGGGACTGAACCACTCAGCATGGCGTCTGCCATTGAAACACTCTTGAATACTAACGCCCCGACCGAGGCAAGCGAAGTAGAACAAGAGCCAACCGCCGAAGCTGTGGAAGCAGAGGCAACCGAAGTTGAAGAAGTCGAAGTCGAGGCCGTCGAAGACCAAGCCGAAACCGAAGCCGATGAGATTGAGGAATATGAGACTGAGGAAGAAGCCGAGGTCGAATATTACACCGTCAAAGTTGATGGCGAGGAGATGGATGTCTCAGCAGACGATCTCGTCAAATCGTTTCAACTTGAGCGAACTGCTCAAAAACGCCTATCCGAGGCCGCAGAACAGCGCAAGTCGCTGGAAGCTGATCGGACGGTATTAGAGCAAGAGCGTGAAAAATACGCTCAAGGTCTTGCACAGTTGCAGGCACAACTATCCCAAGCCGGGCAAGAGCCTACACAGGAATATTGGGACAAACTCTATGAGGAAGACCCTCTGGAATTTGTGAAACAGCGTGAAAATCAACGTGACCGCGAAAAAGCCATGCAAGTTCTTCAACAAGAACAAATGCAGCTTATTCAACAGCGTGTTTCGGAGGAGAAATCCAAACTGGTTGAGCGCATCCCAGAATGGCGCGATGACGAAGTTGCCACCCGTGAAAAAGCGGGTTTGATTAACTTTGCACAGCGCGTCGGTTTTACGAGCGACGAACTATCTCAGGTGGTCGATAGCCGCCTTGTTGACGTTCTGCGCCGTGCATACCTGTATGACCAACTGCAACAGGAAAAACCTGTTGCGAGA